GACTTTGCTTCAAGTAATCCCAATCCCGGTGCAGCGCCGCCACCAAGCAATGATCCACCACCTACACCACCAGCCGCGAAACTAACGTGACTTGCGCCGCCACCACCTTGACCTGGTGCACGAAATACAACTCCTGCTCCTCCTGCTCCTCCATATCCACCCTCACCTCCACTATACTTGCCGTAGTCAATACCTCCGTACCCTCCCCCAGCTTCTATTCCATTGAAAATAGTACTGCTGCCTTGTACTCCCGGGTAATCAATTTCCCCGCTGCCGCCACCTCCGCCGCCACCAACCATCCGAATGCGAAGCTGTCGTGGAGTCACCCCTGTAGAAGCTGTTGAATAATAAACATTATTGGTTCCAGTTTTTAGTACTTGTTGAGTCGAAACAGGTATTGGCCACTGTATACCAATAATTGCATTGGTAGTAATTAATACTCGATCATCTCCAAATTTACCAGATACAACTCCCGCTGTGGAGATCGCTACACTGTTATCACTAAATTGTCCTGATACAATAGCTCCAGTAGTAATAGATACACGGCTATCACTAAATTGTCCTGATACAATAGCTCCAGTAGTAATAGATATACGGTTATCACTAAATTGTCCTGATATAATAGCTCCAGTAGTTAAATATACTGAAGAATCTTGCCATTGACCTGCGTTAAGATTTCCTGTAGTAATATAAGTATTAAAAGGTAAAAATCCTGAGGGAAATATTAATGTAGAAAAATCATTAGTAGATTTTAAAATTGTAAAATCAGGGAATATATAACCGCCAAATTTTGAATAGACATAACCGTTAATTGTTACTGTACCAACAAGTAACTCTCCATTAATAGTAGCGCTTCCTAAGCTTATTATCTGACCTCCACTTAGGATATCTCCATTGGAATAAATACCTCCAGCTCCAAAAGTGCCACTAAAAGAGTTTAAACCCCCTTTAAAGAGCCCGTCGCCTGTTACACCTATTAATTGAATTGATGTAGTAGAAGTGGGTAAAGCTCCTGTCGTAATATAAAGAGTTCCAGCTACTTTAAAAGTTTCAGTATCTTTATAAGTAACTGATTCTTGAAATTTACTCGCCCCAAATACTGGAGTAGTTAAAAATAATCCCAATAATATTTGTTTAAATATTTTTAACATGTGTAATTACCAGTGTTTTATAAGCCATACTATACCAACAAGCCACCCTACTATACCAACAAGCCAATATAAATCTTTCGCCCAAGATAAATCTGGCATTACTGTATCCTTGAGCAAATTACGTAAGCGTCTAAAATTGCCGTAGAGACTGCGGTCGTATTGCAAGTCCATGAAGTAGAAGTACTTGGGTAACCTCCCTGTAAGCTTACATCGGTATTACATCCTCCACCTGTTACTTGTTTATTAGCTGAACAAGATGCTGTACAAGTAGTCACCCCCGCGCCACAGGAATTGGTTATGATTTCATAACCCATATTAACTTGACCTCTAGTTGTGACGGTATCCACTAAAAGATCTCCATCAACTTGCGCTCCAGCTCCTGTGCCATCTATGAGTAAGGTACCGCTTGATAGATGTAGTTTGGCCGCAGGGTTAGTAGTTCCAATGCCTACATAACCCGTGGATGATATATACATTTCGGTTGTACTATTATTTTGACGGAACCATATCCCGAAAGTCAGGGGTCGATTTATAATTAGGTTTTTATCGTCCGCGTTTCCGCTTGACGCAAAATTAAAATCCGTGAGATTTCGCGAGCCATTCATCGACATGAAGTTGTAGCTGTATTGCCTGAACATATTAATACCACGTCCTGAATTTTCCGCCGTTAAGAACATAGCTAGGTCGGCACCATCACCGTTGGTAGTACTAAGGTGTATTAATGCTTCCGGTACCGTCGTGCCTATCCCTAGATTGTGCGACAAGGTTGCCGAGTTATCATCTTTAATGATAAAGCATGCGCCAAATCCGTTATTGCACAAGTACGTTCCCAGGTTATGCCCTAGGAAACCGGAAGTTGCATAGTTGTCATTGGTCAGTGCGATATAACCGTTTCCAATTATATTAAGTGCGGGGTTGATCTCACTGACTCCGTTAGGCAGGATATTGTAACCTCTGCCGTCTTGGTCTTGCAATTGGATAGAGCCAAAGTTATTTTTTGTCAGGCAAGCGGAAGTGCTGAATCCCGATGTGGTCAAGCATATACTCGCGCTTATCGGGGTGGCGATGGCGATATTTCCACTTAAAATACCACCTGTCGTGCTGAATTTGGCGGCGTATATTGTAGTTGTATCTGCTGCGACAGCAACAGCTAGATTTTGTCTATCAGTAATTTCAGAATCAATATTATTTTGAAGGGTAGTAGTATCAACTGCGATTGCTAAATCTACAGTATACCTCGCTGAGATCTCGCTTATAAGATCATCATCAATAGTAGTTGTATCGACACCTATTTGATTTAAGGTTGCGTCGAGACCTAATACCCCTATTGTTGGAATTCCGGTTATCTTAGTTCCTACCCCACTAAATCCAGAAGAGTCAAAAAATGTAATACCATTTAATTGATAAGCCGAATCTACAGCGTTAAAAGTAGATGCTGTTACAATACCTGTAAATGAACTATTACCTGCTACAAAAAGTTTTTCAGAAGAATTAGCAACACCAATCCCTACATTTCCTCCACCAAATTCTATAGCACCATTATTCCACATTTTCATATACGCAGGAGTTTGTGGTTCAAATACTAGTGGGAAGTAATAATTCACCCAATCTATTGTATTCCCCATACGGAATACATTATCTTCATTAGAATTCTGCCACCACCAAGTTTGGGCAGTTACACTACTTACGAAATAATGTTCTTGACCATAGAAGTCTTCGAAAAAGGCATTAGCACTCCCACTTCTTGAGAATTCAACATTTCCCTCAACATCCAAACTCCAAGATGTTGGGAGTTTACCCACAGACAATCGACTATTAAGTAGATCAATCGAAACAGATGGAGCAAAACCATCATTACCAATGTCCAACCTATTATCAACAAAGTTCGTAACTACTGCTCCATTCTGTAGGTTCAAATCATTAGTAAACCCACCACCAGCTGACCTAATGTTTATACCATTCGTAACTGGAACCGTAGGATGCTCATTATACAACCACAAACCATGGAAGTTGTTAATATTCGTTGTGGATGCTGCTGTGAAATAAGGAGCCATCCATATTCTAGCACCAACAAAAGCAGTCCCAGATTCTGCAACTATAGGTGTCCCTCCATTATAAGAGGCCCTAGCAGAGAACTCACCACCTATACTAGTTCTCATAGTAGATCCAGAACATGCTGGGTTAATGTAAACCCTTCCATACAAACCACGACCAGTCATTGATTCATCTGCCCCACAAGAACGAACTACACCTTCTACACCATTAGCAATGAAGTCTTGATTGTCTCCTACATACCAATTGTACTGACCCGATACCCCTGACACTTCCGCTCCTGCTGCTGGAGAAGAAGCTCCTGCCGTAGTCCTAAATAGATTATACACCGTTCCATCTGGGGTGGCAGTATTGTCTACCACATCCTCCACTACCTTACCACCAATACCGACATTTCCATAAAAAGAGGCGTTACCTAAACTAGTAAATGAGTTTCTTGTGGTCATGGTATCAACAACCACACCTTTAAAATCAAAAGGTTGACTTAAATCTATTTGATAGGGTTTAATTAAAGTATGCTGTGCAAATAGATTATTACAAAGTAATCCTAAAAGCGCAAATAAATAAAGCATCTTTTCCTCTATTTTCTATAGTTAGCTAATAAGATGTCGGTAGCTCCAGGAGCTGTATCGAACGTTATAGTGTTTCCTGTAAGAGTATAATCGTTGGTCGCACCCCGTTTTTGAAGTTGCCCATTTAAATAAAGATTTAAAGAGCCACCTATAGGAGCTAAAGTTAAAATAAAAACTTTATTCATTCCGTTTAGTGGTCCAGACGGAACTTCTGAATCTACAAAATATGAATTAATATTTTTAAATATTTGAGACATTTAATATACCATTAACCTATAATCTGAAGGATTCCCACTAACTGTTTTTAGCCAAATTGAAGATTGGCTTCTAAAATCTTGAGTGATACCTTCTCCTGATTTTAGTCTTCCGTGAACATTAGTTCCATCAAAGCTAAATTCAATGACTTCCACGTTTGAATCATTAAATAAAGTTATATTGATACTTGTAAATCCAAATGCAAAATTTTGAAATGTGCCACTCAGCGCAGTAACAACTTGATCACTAAAGTAAGAATTAGCTGATCCCGCGGTTATTGACGTAGTTGTATACAAAACTCCATTATTGTCAACTTTTACTGATACAAGGGTACCATCAGCTCTTCGCCCATACACCGTTCCTACAGTTCTATCAGCAGTTGTGATATCATTTAAATCAACAAAGATTTGAGGAAGTGTGGCCATATTTTGCCTCTATTTTAATTCCTGTAATCTCATACTAGCGTTGTGAATGAGCTGAGGATACTCGGATTTTAAAATTATTTCATTAAGTAAAGAAACACTTGTTGTTTCTTTAATCATCTTAAGTTTTTGAAAATATTTCAAAGACATAAACTTTGAAAATTCAGTCTCTTTAATTTGATTTTCAGTTATAGCAAATAAATTAGGTGAGCGCGATTCTTTAATAAAAACATTTTCTTTAGAAGAAACATCTATTTTTTCTTCAGGGAAAGGGCTTACACCTTTTCTAGCTTGAGTAATTTCAGATATTTTACCCGTCACATTTTCCGACTTAATAATTCCCGCTTTTGTTTCAGTAATTGTAGAGGTTTCAATAGGTAATCTTACATTTTCCTCAGAACAGGTAACCACTTCAATAAATGCGGGATTTTCTACGACAATCCACTTGTTGTCTATGCATTTCTTAAGTGAGCCATTAAGCCTTGACTTTTTAACATCGTCAAAATCAAGCAATTCGGTAGGGACATACATTCCTTTTGACAATCTAACAGGTCTCTTGATAGTTCCGTTAGACAACTTTATAAATAGGTCAGCGATTTCGAGATCTGCGGAATTGTCACTTACTTCACAGCGATACTTTTCTTGCTTTAATGATAAGTCATCCATTTCCTTTCCTCTTTAAGTAGAGATATGCCAGCCTACTTTGTAGGCTGGCGCGATTCTTTATTAAAATTACTGCCAAAACATTGCTATGTTACCTAACACTGAAGTTGCGGCGGGTAGAACAACTTTATATCTCACCTGAGTTCCACTAGGTTGAGTGCTAATAGTAGTAAGCACTCCATTGGTCACCTGAGTCCAAGTTGTTCCGTTATCTCGACTTACATACAACTCTAGATCACTAGTTCCCTCAGCAATAATAACAGCCTTGGTTGGATCCGTTGCGGCAGTATGAGCCTTAGATATTACTGTCGCAGAAGTGATTCCACCTAAGGTTAATACTTTATTGGTGTAAATATTCTGAACTTCTGTAGGAGTTAATGCTCTTGTGAAAACAGATAGTTCATCAATATCACCTATAATTCCAGTATCTCCATAGCCCGGACCCAGAGAGCCAATATACAACTGATTGTACAAGGACTGTAATGCTCCAAGGCTACCAACGATACCCCATACTTGTTCAACTCCATCGTAGTAAAGTTTTGCTGTTCCAGCTACAGTATCATAAACCATCACCACATGAACCCACTGTAAAGGAGTAGGCATTACTGCAATGGTCTCGTATCCTGAACCACTCAAGAAACCATATGTTGTAGATACTCCGTCAAAGTAAAGGCCAAAGTCGGAGGGTGGCCACGGAGTTGAGCCAGATTTAAGTGCAAACAACCCCCCTATAAAACCTCCATATTGAGACACATAACCTTTCATCCAGACTGATATAGAAATGGAGGTAGGATTTACCAAACCAAAATTATCTACTAGAATTCCTGATACTAAACCACCAGGACCCCCAGCTCTTTGGTCTGGAGTAACTGCTAAGAAATTCCCTACTAAAGGATCGACACTATCAAGTAGGCTATCTCCAAACACTATACCATCATGACCATTGCCACTTGAATCCTTAGCAAGCAATGAACCAATATTCTCGTCAAGTTTATAGTAAGCATGTAATCCAGGGATACTCCCACTACTCACCTCTACTTTCTGTAAAACTGAGTCAACCTTATAATTACTGGATAGACTACCATCAATTCCACTAGAATCAGCAAATACATCAACGAACCCCTTTTGAAGTTCATTATTACTCATACTTAGAATTGAATCCACCTTAAAGTTTGTCTTGGCAACATCAACTAAAAGGTCTAAGGTAGAAACTGCCTCTGCACTCTTTGGAACATTTGCTAATTGCCATACATCATCTATATTTTTTAGGTAGAACTTAACATCATTAATGATCATTCCTGAAGTAATTTGTGTTGCTCCGGGAGGAACAACAACTTTTGCCACAACTAATCCTGATCTATCACCAGCAGGTAAGACAGATAATTCTGCCGTCAAAACACCTGTTGAAAAATCAGGTCTATCTTGTCCATCCGTTCCTACTACTCTAGGAGGTCGGAGCATTATGTACCAAGTCTTATTTGCAGATGGTATTGCTACATTAGTTAAATTATTAGGATCCAACTGCGCCTTATTTTTATCACCAAGAACTACTCCATCAACCTGAGCAATCCAATCCCTTACCTTTACCTGCAAACCAGTACCCGGAATAACCTCTCCGTTTACATCCTTGATCAATCGAGTCACACCTCCAACTGCTATAATCCCTGAAAGAGCGTAAAATCCATCGCCCAATTGTACTCCGTGCAATTGAGTAACGTCAGCAATTTTGAAGTGATCTGGAACAACGACAGATTTTCCTGCGGCACTTGTTGCCGGAATTTGAATTTTTTCTGACATTTCTCTCTCCAATAAAATTATAAATTAAGAAAATGTTACTATTGCAGTATCTGTTACATCAAGTGTAACAGATGGGTGCGTAGGTAAACTGAGATCTAAATTAACGTCTCCCGCTCCAGTAGTAGTAATAATAACAGACGTTTCACCTAACACTACAGTTTTTGTAACTGGCCCCGCAACTCCATCAATTTTTGCTCCAGGAGCTCCTCCACCAGTAATAGAAACTTGAAAAGTAGTAACACTATTTATCAAATCTTTTATACCAATTCCGTTTGTTACTACTATTGATACGGTAAATGGAGACCCTACAGTAGCACTATAAGTATTAGGTCCTGCGCTTATGGGAGCAAACTGAACATATTTGTCAGTAGAAAGAACCCACTGCTCAAGTAATGAAGTAGATGTTGCTTGAGTATCACTTGTATTAGCGGTAGCAACTACTGCAACTGAATTTGTTGCAACTAAATGAGACAAATGATAAGACTTCGCTAAATCTTCATCAGCAGCTAATGCAAATAAATCAACATTTACACTAGGAAGCAATTTTATCGGGGTACCATCAAAGGCACGAACATCATCTAAAGTTATAACATCATTGAGAAGATTTCGAACCACCTGAGGAATTAACGCCATTGTAAATCCTCCATCATTTAGGTTACGGTCTATTATAAGCGGACCGATAGCGCTTTCTAGATTAAATTACGGAACCATTGTAAGGGTGACAGACTTCCCACCCTTGCTAAATACAATATTGTCTCCGCTAATGGTAATGAGGCAGCCATCTAGCGTAAGAGTTCCGCCCATCACTGTTCCAAGGCCATTTCCGTCATTGATGTGAAGAGGACCCGCACTAGTTTTTATTTCAACATCAGAAGTATTAGCATCTCCGAAGTTAACTTCATCAACACGACTTACCTGTAGCTTCTTGACCGCAATAGTGTCTCCGTCAGCATAGCAGTGGAAATCTACTGTTTTATTTGAGCCGAGCTTAATAAACCCATCATGGAAATTAATATCTTGAGCTGAGAGAAGTACTGAGTGAGAACCCTGAATCTCAATATCCATAAGCTCATTAGAGCCTATAATAGTGCGAGTCTTTTTAATACCAAGACCTGGAGAATCATATTGATCGTTATAATATACTCCAGCGTAAGATTGTACATCAGCGCCGTAGAAGTCTTTCCCAGCTAGTCTGAATGATGCTGAATTATCATTTTTACAAATTACAGTACCATCAAATGTCTTAACTCCTGTAAGAGTTGTAGTTCCTGATTCAATTGTAGATATTGCAAGTGCTTGCGTATCAGCGATTGTAAAAGTAGCTGATACTGAGAGAGCTCCAATTAGAACTAAATGAGACAGATGATAAGACTTCGCTAAATCTTCATCAGCAGCTAAGAGGAGTAGATCGGTAGCTACTCCAGGCATTAGCTTTATCGGGGTACCATCAAAGGCACGAACATCATCTAGATAAATAGGATCCGCATAAAGATTTGTTACTATTTGGGGACGTGTTGCCATTGTAAATCCTCCGTAAAATATTTTTATAAATACAAAAAAGCGAATATGCATTACATATCCGCTTACTAAAAAGGTCGAATTAGTCGTCTTTAACTCGAAGACAAACTTGTCTTAACCGATACTTCTTCTTATTATTAAAGAGAAAGATTACGTGTTAGGTAAGCGTAACCGTGGCGGGATTCTACACTAATTTAAATTTACGTTGGCCAGCATCAAAAATCTTAAACCAGCCTCTTTCAGCTGCATTTTCTTTTTCAGTTTTATCTTTAGTCGCACGACACATTAAACGATTAAATCTATTTTCACCGTCTGTCCAATTCCATCCAAGAGTTTCTCCGACACAGTTAAAGCCGACTTTTTCATAGCTATGACCGTCGGCGTATCGCAGATCACAATAAGAAATTATTGACTTATTAAATTGTTTTAAATTAGAAACTAATTTACCAAAGCCGCCCGCACAAGATGTATTTAACTTTGTACAAAATCGCTCAATTTCAATATGACTATTAAATTCTTTGTAAGCTAAAGCGCAAATTAAATTGTTATTTTTATAAAGGCCAGTCGCGCGACCTACTTTATAACCCATTAAATGATTTTCATTAAAAAACTTTTTAGATTCGCTAATAGAAACATCTTTAAGAACTAATTCTCTAGCAGCAAATTTATTTGTGCAAAGTCCGAGTTTAGATAAGATCATTGAGCGAACAACATCAGATTTTTTATAGATTTCATCAGCAAAAAATTGAAGATATTTTAAATTGGCGGCGTGAAAAGCTTTAGCTTTTTCACAATTAACTGAATTTAAAGCAGCTAACTCTGAATTAGCAGCTAAGTCTATCACATCTATATAAAACTTATTACTATTGTATTCTACAATAATTAAATTGTTATCTTCTGTACAAATAACAGAGGTATTTATAAAAAGATTTTTAATCATGAAGAATGTTTTGAAATGATAGTCTGTATTTTAGTAATAAAATCTTTTACAGAAAGATCCATTTTCATTTTATTGCAAATTTTACAACAAGCGACGATATTATCCACTGTATATCCTTTATTATTGTTTATCCTGTCTAAACCAATAGTATCTATAAGACATCCACAATAATAACAAGGTTTTTGCCAAAAGGATAAAAATTGTTCATAAGTTAACTTAAAAGTGAAATTTCGTAATTTAGCAGATCGCTGATATACTTTAAAAATTACTTCAGGCTTTTGACTATATTCTTTCGACCATTTTTTAATTTCGTTTTTGTGCTCTCCCTTGTAATTTTTCAATTGAGCCCTAACGCTATCTCTATTTTCATCAATATATTTTTTAATTTTATCCTTATTATTTTTATAATATTCCCGTCTTTTTTCCAAAATACCATTCCTATGATTTTGATAATAGACTTCGTGACCTTTATGAATATTATCAATATTTTTTTGATGGTATTCTTCCCCTCCTTTTAAAATATCTTCTTTATTTTCTAAATAAAACTTTTGGTTATATTCACTTATTTTTTTCGCTTTTTCTTTATTATAAATAGGTCTATACTTTTTATTATATTCAGCACGATCTTTTTTTTGTTGATCGGATAACATACTAAATTATACCGCAAAATGTTAAATTTGATACAGGTATCTCAAGTATCTTGGTACCTTATGAATAATAAAAAAGGGTAGAGTATATTTCAACTCTACCCTTTAATATTTAACGAATTAAGATTTAAGCGACTGTGATCTTAACAATACCTTTCGCATATCGGATGACAAAGCCTACGTCCTCCCATATTGCGAAAACATCTGCGAATTTATTACTATCTTTAAGCGTTTCGACGGAGACATCGGTACGAACTGCGAGCACACCGAGGTAATCTGCAGGTGCGAGGACGTATACTTCATTAGTAGGAACAATAATGTCCTCAAGAACTTCGACGCCCCAAATGGTACCGACGCGACCAGCCTTTAGCGCCTGGTCTTGGTAGTTGGGTGCGAATATTCCCGCACCGCCAGCTGAACCAATAACAGTGTTAAATAGCATTAAGTCTTTGCCGCGTACTGGGTTGTAAAAGATCTTGCTTGCAGGAAGAAGCTTCGACCGTAGACCAACAATACCACTTACTAGGGACTCTTGAGAAAGCTTTCCAGAAGTCTCAGGAATAACTAGGGGGTTATTAACAGATGCGGTAGTACCCGCAAGAGAAACAACCGTAGGTTGATTGGTTAGAGTAGAAGCGTACTGTAGAAGAGCAAAACCACGTGCGTCTTCCTGGAACTGAATAGAGGCCTTACCGCGCTCTTGTGCCCTGTTTAGAATGTCGAACTTACGGAAGTTTGATTCATTCCAACGAACCATTGGGCGAACAGTGATTGGAGAAGTTTCTACGCGAATACGATCGGACCTAACCTCGAGCTGTTCTGGTAAGCCTTCTACCGAGATTCCAGCAGCGGGCACGTCTAGATCTGCGTCGAAAACTGCCTCTTCACCGAGTGCTAACTTATACGTCTGATACAGCTGGCGAATTCGTCCTTCAAACAGTAGGTCGCGCTTCAGAGGTGAAAGCATCTGTTGAGCGATCTTCTGGAGTCCGCCAGGAGAATTCATAAGACGGGTTAGTCTTTCCTCAACTTGCTGGGAGGTTAGATTAATCCCATAAACCTGCTCTTCAGCAGGTACATTCTTGTTATCCATTGTTTTAATCTCCTTATGGGCTCCTTACTTAAATTTGCGTAAGCTTAATCTGAAGTCGGGTTACGGGTGAACCCGTTACCTGCATTACTGTACCAATAAGAACGTTAGAGGTAGAGGTAGAGGTAACCAGACCAGAGCTATTTGCGTATACAGGGCCGTTTAATACATAAACATCACCAGGTAAGAAAGGAAGACCTGTGCTGTCATCATAAAGCTCAAAGACGCCTCCGTTTAGGAATGCGCCAATTAAGCCACCGCGGTTGAAATTAGTGTAGTCAAAACCTACACCAACAGTTAAACCACCGGGACCTGCTAGGGGCTGTAATACATTGCTGTCAGACGCGAGACCTAGCGGATACGTTCCAGAAACATCCGTGAACGGTCGCACGGTGGAAGCGGTTACTAGCTCGATTGGCTGACCTGCAATGATGGTAGCACCAGTCGCAGGAAGGCGTCCGCCATCGCGGCTAACTTCCTTTATAATTCGAATAGCCATCGTGTTCTCCTTAAAAATTTTTAAAAATTATTTGTCGTTTCATTCCACTTCTTTTCTTTACCAACACAACAAGTTAACTTTGTTAAAATGTTAATGTTAAATACTTTTCGTTACTTTATGTTACATTACTTACTTCATTTTATTGAAAATATCTGATAGCCACTTGTCTTCATCATTTAACGAAGAATCAAATTGCATGTTAAAAGCTCGTCTCAGTACTTTACTTTCAGAAAGATTTGTAGCTCGATTAACCCTTCCTATTGATTTTGCAAAAGCTGATAGTGTTAAATTATCAAGCTTTAGTAAGTCAGCGCATTGCTTATCCATTGCTTTCTTAAAAGCCTCATGCCGAGCATCAAATAGCGAAAGGCCTGACTTGATACTCTCTTGCACATCTACTTCGTCAGCAACAATTAAACCTTTATCGGCCATTTCATTGACAACCGACTGAGCTCTAAGAGTTTTTTCACGAAGTGTATTAGATAACTTCAAACTTGCGAGTTCAGCTTCAAGCTGTTTTTCTCGTTCATTAACAACAAGTGTTGGAGATGAAGGAATTTCAGTCTTTGTGGTTGACGCTTCCTTAGCGACGGGAGGCTCAACCTCAGACTTTTTCTCTTCCTTAGGCTCTTCCTTAGGCTCTTCCTTTTTCTCCATTGGAAGTTCTTTCTTTACCTCAACCTTTTCCTTCTTTTCCTCTTTTTTCTCAGTTTTTTCTTCTTTAGCTTTTTCCTTTTCCTCTTTAGCCCTTTCCTTCTCTTCTACCTTAGCGGCTTTATCTGCTTCTTTTTTTGCTTCAGCTTCAGCTTTCTCCTGCTCTTTCCTCGCTTCCTCAGCAGCCTTATCCGCTGCTTTAGCATCTGCTTCTTGTTTCTTTGCTAAAGCGGATTCCATCTTCTCAAGAGCCTTATGGACGCCTTCTAAGGGTTTCCTAAGTTTATCATCGGGTTGCATGAGGTCTAAGACAGACGCTATATACTCCAATTTTTCCATGTCCGACATTGCAGCGACGTCCTTGGCTGGAGTAATTGGCCCATCTTTAGGAAGCTCAGTCGGAATATTTTCTTTAAGAACTTCTGGTTCTGCTTTTGTTTCTAGCTCAGCTTTCTTTTCAGGAACATCAAAACCATGTTTGCGAGCTTCATCATAAGCAGCAGCCTTAGCTCGCTCGGGCTCCATTTTATCCTCTTTAATATGTTTCTCAATATGTTTAGAGATAAACTCTTGAGCCTCAGGAGTTACTTTAGCAGGTTCAGCAGTGATTGTAATAGCTACCTCTTCAGAAGCGTGTTTGCCACCAGCTGGTTTATATTGACCCTTATCCATTGTTTTTTGAGTTGGCCACTCAGTTGCACTTCCGCCAGTTTGACCTAACGCTGGAGTATGACCCCCTCCCGACATATCCACACCTTCAGGAGTTTTCTTTATTTTAGCGTGTTCACTCTCTGCGGCGGGCGTATATTGGTCGCGACCAACTGATTTTTCTGCAGGCCATTCACCTCCGGCTGGGCCAACTTGCCCACGAGAAGCTGGAGGAGCGGGTTTTACTGGCTCTTCCTTACCTTGTAAATTTTTATCATCCTTATGAGCTGCGGCCACATAAAGAATAGCATTAGTAATAGTGGCTACTTTAGCTACACCATCTTCTTGAATGCGTGTAAGGAGAGCATCTCCATAGTCTGCTGAAGTAGCATAATCAACCATCTTAGCTAATTTGTCTTGCCAAATTTTTTCAAGAGTTGCTTTCATTACCGGCTTACCATTATCAGTTACGACCCAGTATGACTCTTTGAGAGATGGCTTAGAAACAAAAATAGCTTTTAGATCAGTATTTTCAACAGGAGTCTCCAGAGACTTAGGTGCACATATTAAATCTTTAGGAAGAGTTTCCATGGCAGATTTTGTAGCCAATTCATCATTTTTACTAGCATTAAAAGAAGTTTTCCAAGTATCTTTAAACTTTTGAAGAACTTCCGCAGAAACTTTCTTTTGTTCTAAATGAGTAAGCCAAGCGTCTAGATGAGGGCTCTTAATTTCCTCAACTTTTGTAACTTCAGATATTTTAACTTCAGGAGTTTCTGTAGCTTCTATTTTTGGTGTTTCAATTTTAGAGGCATCAGAGGCAATTTCAACTTTAGTTTCGACTTCAGCTTTCTTCTCTTCTTTCTTCTCTTCTTTCTTCTCTTCTTTCTTCTCAGCTTTTTCCTCTTTTCTTTCAGCCTTCTCTTCCTTTTTCTCTTCCTTTTCTTTCTTCATTTCAAGCTCCTTTTTGGGCTCTTCCTTCTTCGCTTCCACCGCTCCCTTTTTAACAAAATCCAAAATATCTAAATATTCAAGTGCGGATAATTTTTCACTAAAAAGTTTTTTAATTCTAGATTCTTTATCTTCAAGTTTTACTTCAGAAACAGGGGCTTCTAATTTTACAGGCTCATTAGGTGTACTCATTTTGACTAAATCCTCCAACTGACGTAGCATTTCAGCAGGAACTTCTTGCTTAGCTGCTGCGATCTCTTTAAGTTGTGATATTACCTGAACAATTTTCGCATTATTCCATGCAGGAACATTTACTACAGAAAGTTCAGTAAAATTAATTCCTTGGTTAATGGCAAAAGCTTTTACTCTTTGACCTTTTTTTATGTTGAAATCCGGAAGATCAGTTTCGGCTAGATACTCTTTTAAAAGACCTTTTGATAAATGAAAACATTTTGTGTCTTGATCAGAATAAACTGTATGACCACAAATTGAACATATTGAAGATTCGCATGAACAATTATGTACTGCAATTCCATTTGCGACGTAAGAATTTCTATTTTCTACTTCAAGATTATAAACATAATCGTTATAATCCTCAGCTTCTATAGCGGCGACAGGTACCATTACATAATTATTGAGAATAAATTTTCGTTGATTATGTGATGGAACATCTGCTACTTTTACTAAATCGGGAATTTTATCGGTTATTTTTTTAAAAGGTTTAATAGCTGCGCCGCTGATACAAATTCGATAAGTTGTTGATTCTTTAATTTTAACTGTTCCCTTTTTAAAATGAGCTTCATGCTCTTTGTAATGTTTCTTTTCTAATGACCATAAGATATTGTTTCTACTTAAAATCCAACAAAATTGTAATGCTAAATTATACGAGCCTGTTTCTGCATATAATCTTTTAACAGGAGATGTTTGCTCATTTTTATATTCACTTGAAAATCCATCGCCGTTGATAAAAGAACCCAGTAATTCAAGTTGTAGTTTAGGATCCCAATACCATACTGATTCAGCTAGAGATTTTTCTTTAGCATACTCTTTTCCAAGCTCTAAAAATCTACTAGCTAGAGGCTCATCAAATAATGAGATATTAGTCCCTAGTTTTCTTTCATCATGATAAATATGCGCGGTTTTTCCTGTAATCTTTTTAATAAGAGATAAAATTTCTTCGTGATATTTGGTTTCGTTAAGATGTAACGAAAAGTAAACGCCTACAGGGATTACGCCGCGCCCTGCTCTTTTATCATAAGTAATATTTCCTTCAGATAAATAATAGCCAAAAAGACGTGCAAAATCTTTAGTAACGTATTTTGGAGTTTCAATTTTTGTTGGAAAAGGTATAGCTACATAATCACCTATTCTTAGATCAGCAGCTTTAACCCACTCAAAATTATCTGTGCCTGTAACTGAAGAAAATTTACTAGAAATATATGCATTTTGGTTTTCAGTAAGACATAAAACTAAATCATCTTTTTTAACAATATTTTCTTTTTTAATAACCCAAAAGGGATGTTCTTCTGTAGTAACTAGAGGTAATTGAAAAAGCCCTCTAAACTTAATATTATAAATTTGATTAAGATATGGACGTTTAAATGTTTTTAGAACTTTATCTTTTGTGCCTGCATGAGTAATTACATATTCACCTTCTTTAACATTTTCTATATTACGGTGCGTACCATCAGCCATTAAAACAGGAGTGCCTGCTTTAAAACAACCCATACTTACTGCATCAAGAATCCCTGCAATCAACTGTCTAGCTAAATCAGGATTAGCTACAGCATCAATTTTTGCTAAACATTCTATATACTTCTCCCCTGTTTGAGAATCTTCTACTGGATACGCGTCTAAAACTTTTCCAATAGCTTTTCTAGGATCTGAGGAGTCGTGGTTTAAAAATAAATTACGACCAACAAATGTTGAGTGAGATTTCAGCAATTGTGACCATGGAAAGTAGTCACCATTACCGTTTGGGTCATCTCCAGCAATTGCTTTAGACGCGAAATAAAGAAATTCGGATGTTTTGTGAGGGTGAGATTCTACAAGCTGCGACTTACCATTTGCGACCACATCTAAGCTACCTACACGAATAATTCTTAAATCAACTCCTCTTTTTATAAGCATAATTGTTTAACGAAGTTTATTTTTTATGCCGCTCAAGCTGTTCAAATAGAGTAGTAAAATGTTGCAAAATATTATAAAAGTCGTCTTTTACATTCTTACGGTACTGTTCAAAGCTTCTGTCACTCATTCCTGAAATACGGGCGTAATCTAAACTACGACCCATAAGTCTTTGCATAAAAAGACGAAGTAGTTGGGCGGAAGTACTGACATCTTGTTCTTTAATTATCTCTTCTTTATCAGATTTTTCCATTTCGTTTATACCTCTTAAAATTGTGAGACCTAACTTTTCTGTTTATTTAAAAACATAAAGATACTATTTTTTATGTTTGTTACGACCAGTTTAAGGTGACAAATAGTAATATTAAATATGAATGAACAGAGTATACTTAATCAAGCCGACATATCGGGACGCCTTTATAAAATTTATAATTTATGGGTAAATGAAGGAATATCTCACACAAATATAGCTAAAGCAGCTAAAATATCTCCAGCTCGCTTGTCTTTTCTTTATAGAAGAATTGAAAAAATTCTAAGTAAGAAAATAGAACGTAAGAAAAAATCTTGTTCAGTATGTGGCATTAAACTTGTAGGCGCAAATTATAATGAATACCAATCTGTTAAAAGAAAAAGTCCAATATGCAAGGAGTGTGTTAAAAAATTAAAACCGGATTTATGGGAACGCATTTTCTCTAAAGTTAAATTAGGTAGGGTCATTCGACCTTATGTTACTACTCCCTGTTTTGAATGGCAGGGCGCTATTAGTGGTGGCCGCGCAATGGTTGCATATAAAAAAGATAATGAAAAGGTGGCTCGTGCTCATTACGCTTATAGAGTAGTATATGAACTTGTTAATAAAACACGTATTCCAGATGGATTAATGATATGCCACCATTGTGATAATGGCGCGTGTGTTAACCCCTCTCATCTTTTTCTAGGGAGTGCCATTGATAATTTTAAGGATATGGTGTCTAAAGGAAGAGGTTATGTGTTTGTTAAAGGAGGCCCAGGTCGAGGACATAAAAAATAAGATAATTAAACCTTTTTTGCGAATTCGAGGGCTTCTTCTTCTGAATTAAAATTACGAACTGTTCTTACGTTAGAAATAACTTGCCACTTACTATCTTTTTTATTAAACCGAATTTCTTTCCACTTTGTGGAAGAAGGCTCGGGCTGCTTTCCTGGTAAAATTTTTCTTTCAGGTAGTTTCTCTGCGGGAAGAGAATCTCTAAGAGTTTCTGCAGCTTCTATTTTGGAGTTAATAAGTTTTGGGATAACTGAATTAATAATTTGTAATAGATAAGTTATTTCCTCAACTGCAGAGGCCTCAACTTCTTTTAATTCACCTTTTTTATACTTTGAAAGTAAATCTTTATAATCTTTCTCAGGAAAGATTTCTTCCACAGATTCATCAGCAACTTTAAAAATCCAGTTAGCTATAGACATTATTTTTCTCCGAATAATTTAATACTAAAGTATTACTTGATTTGTTGCGGAACAAACAGGACATTTGATAGATAATTCAGTCGTACGGGCTATAATGTCCATGTCTTTCCTTTTAATACTAACTAATCCATTTTCGTTAGCTTTAGCTAAAAGTTTTCCACATTTATGACATCTTACCAAAGCATTTTCACTAATAATTTTTTCTTTCAGTTGCTCAAACTCTTGTTCATTCACTGCAACAGTTTTAATTTTTTGTACAACACCATATTTAAATATAGCCATTTTTGACTCCTAATTGTAGTTATGTTCCAACTGGCGGAGTAGGTGGAGTAGGTGGTGTGGGGGAAGTAGGGACAGGAGGTGTTCCAACTTCAGGAGTCGGAATTCCTACTTTAGGGGCACCACCTACTCCAGGTAAAATTTCCTCAGAGGTATTTTCAGGTTTTTCTAGAGCTTCAATTGCACCAGAAGGTAGCCTATGATCCCCCTTATCAAAAATTGTCTTCCTTTCTTTTTGTAGCTTAATTGCTTCTGTTGCAAAATCAAGATCTGGAAATTTTCCAAAGAAGGTTTCAGTACTTATAATTCCCTCTTTCCACATTTCATGATACATTTTTCTTTCTTCGTCTCTTTCTTCAATATCAAGAGACTTATACCACGAAATGGTAGGAAGAATATACTTCTTTTTACCTCTCACAATAGTATAAAGATTATTTTTGACAGCAAGAGGCCTAAAGAAACATCTAATCATCCAATTTTCAAATTGATCTCTTATAGCTTTATACACCATCATCAATTTGTGTAACGACATCGTTTTTACATTACTATTGCCTGTAATAATAAAACGACCATTGCGTTCACAAATAAACGCGTGATTAATAGGTAAATGAATACACCATACCTTACCTTTGTACTGAACTTTAAAAGTATGTTGTCGTTGCCCTTTATCCTTTTCACCCCTTTTATCGAGAATAAAGAAAGGATTTTTATGTTCGCTCCAATTTACATGAAATAAGTTATTGTTAGCAGAAGTTTTTTCAACACTAATATGTGGAGTATTTCCACATTTAAGACTAATTTCGAAAACATCTTCTGCTAGCTGGTTAGATGTAGTATGATAAGTAAAATAGTGCGCTTTAGCCTTTCTCCGTCCTGTTGGTTTATGTATCGATCCATCTCCCTGCATCATGGCGTCAAGAAGAATTTTTAAATATTTAGGAGAAAGATTTTTTATCCAAAGAGGAATTTTTTTGTTAAAAGCTCCTTTGCCAAAGTTGTCAATAAAATATAAAGCTAAATTTTTATTACTTATATTCCACGTGTAGCAGTCATAACTTTCTTTTATAAGAACATTACTATTCGCTGGAACATAAGTAGAAACCGAACGATATTTAGCAACTTTAAATGGTAAATGTTCTGTAAGTTCACCAAATTGGTTCAGGTATTGACTATTAATACTTTGGGAAAATTTGACGTCATATTGGCCTTTTTCCTCATTAAAAGTTACTGAACCTTCTGATAACCAATACCCTACCCATTTGAGATATGTTTCAATTGGAATTTTTTTGTCTAAAACTTTAACAGTTTTAGGAGCTTCATCTCCATCCCAATCAATTCCCAGCCTAAAATGTGAGCGATGGCCTATATCTTTAGCTTGACGGAATTGCCAGGGTGATTTACCACCATTATTAGGTTGGACCCAACAATTGTGGTTGGGGGTAACCAGGTGGTCTATCTTCTGGGTTTTAAAATGAATCATCTCCCCTTCATAATTTTTTACGAAAATTTCTTCGTAAGGAACATACTCAAGTTTATTTGTTTCGGAATCAAAGGACGCTATCTTATCTTTTTTGGATAATTGCCAGTAATATTTTAATCCTTCTTGGGTTAATGCGCGAGTGTCAGCGGAGCAGGGGAAATTAGGACCTTCTCCAGTAATAATATTTTTATTTACGCCAAGACCTACCATTATTTGTTCGTAGACTGACGCAAGTTCGTTAGCAACAGGGAAAAAAGATTTTCCTGAAGTACTTAATGCTTCATATTTTACTATTGGTGGAAAGACAAGCGAAAAAGGTGGTGACTGGACTGCTAAATTGATTGTATTTTTAAATTTCTCTAAATCATCTTCAGTAGGCCATATTCCTTGCGAAGCGTCACCTATTTGCCAAAGCTCAATTGGAAATACATATCTCTGATAAAAAGCAGCAGTTGCTAAACGAAGCCAGTCAACCCAAATTAAGGGTTTGAAACAACATTGGATTGGCGAAGTTCCCCTAGTCGCCGAAGGGTCAGTTATTCTAGCTATCATGCTAACTTGATCACTATCTAACGGAATTAACCGATTATTTCTAACACTTTCCAAAACCACATCTGGAACTTTCTTCTGTCTTTCTTGAGCAACCTGATCAGTAGAACGACAAAGTTGTTTTAATTCTTCAGTAGGTACAAGTTCAAATCGAGGTTTGTCTTCAAAGAGTTCCTGTCTAACTTCCACAAGTTCAGGTTCAAGAAGAATAAAATTCTGCCATTTCCACATCCCATCTTCTTCATCCTGAATCATATTACCAAAATGTAATGACTCTCCAAATTTACAATATGATAAACTTGCTTTAAGAATATGTTCATACAGATCAAAAGAATCACTAAAAGATACATCTTTATAAAAAGCAGTTACAGAAGGATCACTTGTAATAATATCAAATTTAGAAAAAGGATAAAGTGAATGCATTTCTATAATACTTTTTATATAGGGATCTAAATTATAGAAGATTCTACAGTTATGAGCAGCTACAGGTAGGCACAGTGAATGATCTTTTGTGGTGATTTCTTCAATAGGTTTATTTATAACTTTTTCAATATTAACATATTCAACATCTAAATAATAAAATTTATCATCTTGAGTAATTGTTTCAATATCTTTATTAATTATTTGAATTTGTCCCGTAACTTCTCGCCTTAAAATTCTATTGGCGCGTAATCCTAATAAAAATAATTGATTTGATTTCTGAGATGAGTCACACCAAATAGTATCGGTTCTTCGGTTAGATCCCCAAATAAATAAAGAATTGAGTAATTCTTGAGAAGTATTTAGCGGAAGAGAGAATACCCATTTTGGAAAATTTTTATTGAGTAGAGTTCCTCTTCCAAAATATTGTTGAAGAAAATCGCTTAAAATGGGAAATTTTAACACAAAAAATCCATTTGAAGCAATTTTAAGTAATAAAGAAGGTATACCACAATCTTTTAATAAAGAAGAAATATCTTTAGCAAAATAGATATGCTTATCGTGCGCATCAATAGTTCCTCCAGATAAGTAAGCTCCAAATAATCTAATAAAGGGCTCATTATCTGTGGAAATAAATCGAGGTAGCTTAAAATTAATATTTTCAGGACGATATTTTACTTCAATGAAATCGTTAGTTACTGAATAAAACCAAAATTTACGAATAGCTTTTGGAATATAATTTGCTAAATCAAATTTTTCTATGCTAAATTCTTTACATTTAGGTACTACTAATATATCGTTTGCTTTAAGTAAAGATGCTGTAATCCATGTTAAATATTTTTCGGAAGGATAAGTTTTGGATTTTATAACTTCAACAAATTCTTTTTGCTGTTGATTAGTCCAGTGTCCTCGAACAACTTTAATTCCCATTAAAACTTTAGCGTCGGTAACTTCAAATTCGGGAATGCCATTTACCTTTACTTTACAAATTTCTCCAGAATATTTTCGTGCAAATTTACTTACAATGGGGGTAAATTTACCTGAAGCACTTAGCGCTTGTTGCTCAATATTAATAGCTCGAATTTCCTCAGGTTTTGCTTCAGTAATTAAATCGCCTAAAGTTTTACAGTTAAAATTAAGAATCGGAACCGCAGTAGTAGTATCCGCGGTTAAAAAGTCATAAGCTTCTCCAACTACGTGGCGGTGTTTAATTTCAGAAATAGGAAGATAAAAATATTTGCTGTCCTTTAAATATTTAGCTCGATTAATTTTTGGGGAGGTATACCCAAAGCGCTCGAGATCTTTACCAAAAACAGATAATTCGACATAATAAGGTTGAGTTGGAATTACTTCAACTCCATTACAAATATTACCTCTTTTTGAATCATCTAAATTTAAATGAGGTATTATTCCTATTTTAGTAAATAGCCAGAAAAGCTGACCCCCCATTCTTCGAGAAGCAGTGACTCCCTTTACTCTGTCGCGAACCTGTGTACCATTTCCTCCAAGCCAACCACGAAGAAAAGCTTCTACATTTTCTTTAGAAGTATACATTAGCCAATCGGGAAGAGTTTTACTTGGCGCTTTAGAATTTCCAAGTGATTGATTGATAAAAATCGCTAAAGGAACATTATTTATATTTAAAGAAATCCCTTTAGTTCCTTTTTTGTGTGATATATTATAATAACCCCCATAAGTAGCAATAATATATTTTCCTAAACTATGTGCGATTTCGTTTTCATCAATATTTAAAGAAAGATTTAGTGATCTTCCTGTGCAAGTATTTTCCGCTGCGCACCATCCAAGAAAATTAAAAAATTCAGGTTCCCATTTAATAAAGCGAGAAAATTTCTTGTCAAAATAAGAAATGTGTGAGTTATTAGCAAAATATCTTTGAGAATTTTTTACATATTCAAATAAATCAATAGTGGGAAGAATTTTTTCTTCTAAAAATCTGGGAAGTACAACCCAGTCTCTAGTTGTCAAATTTTGAACAGGCATTTGGATACAACGATCTAAAAGCTCTCCGGTAAATTTGTTTAAAACATTAGAATGCCCTGCTATAGAAATTCCTGGTTTATGTCCATCACGTAGAGCTAAAATGGGATGACCATAGGTGAACTCAAGAGGAAAATTTCCAAGACTTTTAACTTTAAGACTAACAACATCTCCCGTAAAAGCAATTTTCTTAAGTTGTTTAATTTGTTCTGAATCATTTGTAATAGTAACAAATCTTAAATCATCAGTTAATTCATCTTTATGATAAATACCATCAAGAGAGAGAACTTTATCAGAAAATTGCGACCATTTTAATATTTCCACGCGACTATTTTTTGTTACAATTTTTCTTCCGCTAGAAGTTAATACAACATAGTTGTAATTATTAGTTACGTTAATTGCATCATAACCATCAGCTATACCTCCATCTTCAATATGATCTACATAAAGTGGTTGATCGTCTTGAGTTAAAATAGAATCCCCTTTTTTAAGACTACGAGAAGCAATTGTATTTCCATTAGAGAGATAAAATTCATGCTCTTTACCTGAAGAAATAGTGGAGCCATCAGAAAAAACAATTTTCAATAGAGGAACATTTCTGCCGTGACATTGAGAGGAATGAGCATATTCAACACAGAATTTATTTTCAGCAAGATTGTAACTTACAACAGGAATATGTCGAACATCTTTTTTCGCAAGCTCGCCCAAAGTTGGAGTGGATCCATCTGCAAGAAGAATTTTTGTTGAAAAACTGGTGTACTTAGGAAGTAGAAATGATTCAACAGTAAGCTCAGGGCTGTAGAAAAAAGATGGAGTTTGTGACGTAGGGAAAGCTCCACCGATAGAAGATCCTGCGAAATTAGGAGAAGAGGATGCTTGTTTACGAATCCCGTTTAATCCTGCTGCATAAACACCCGCTTTATTTATTCTTGGCGCTGTTGCTTTTCTTTTACCCACTTTATTTATCCTCTACTGACTGAATTTCTTTTTGTTGGATTTCTTTTTGTTCAATTAAATTCTTATTCGCGTATATCAAAGCGTCGATTGATTTTTCGAGAGGAGTAACATCGCTCACACCGTGTAGAAGACGATGGCTTTCAGAGAGCAAAGCGATTAAATATAAAATCTGATTCACCCCTTCGACTATTGCTTTGTTTGGGTCTATCATTTATTTAAAATAAAAAGATAATAAATTTAAGTGAGAAATCGGCGACCTTGTGTATTAATATCATTTGGTCGCGGTGATAAAATACTTCGAGGCATTGTTGCGGAAGGTATATGAATTGAGGAAAGTCCCTGCTTAAAAATTGTGGTTTTGTCCGCTGCAAATATAGACATACAATCCGAAAAAACTCCGTCGTCGTGGCCATTTGGAACTGAAATTTTAGAGTTGAGTCCTAATCCTATATGGTTTTCTAAAGCTACCCATTGATAATAATGTTTTCGAAAAAGTGTATTTGACTCTATTTCATCCATTGAAGGATATTTGATTCTACCTGCTTGTAATTCAAACTTAAATTGTTCACACATCGCATTCTTATAGTTTTTATGAGAACTAGGCTCAGTAGCCGCAAACATAATACCAGCAACAGGTACTTTTGCTCTTTTAAAAGTTTCTACGGCAGTAATTCCTACATTACTGTAGTCTATAAGGCCAAATGTACAAGGAAATACTCCATAACTTGGATGTACAATTTGAATTGCTTCTTCAATTTGTGTTAGACTGTCACCTCCTTGCCACTCGTATACGCCAACTTTCTCTTTAATATTTAAACCGGTTTTTCTCCAGATAGAAAGAGCTGTATAATCAAGATCATATTTTCCTGGCATTAATGTGTTGCTAGCCGTATCAAGTCCATAAAAATATTCCTCTCCCGCTTTACTTCTTAATAAAATTTTGTGCTTACTATCCAATAATTTTTCTAAATCTGCAACAGATAAAAATGTATTAACATCATCCATCCATTTCATTCCATATTGAGTATTAAACTCAATCTCAGACATATCTCCGTCAGTATGTAATTCAGGATGATTAGGAAACATCTTAACTTTTAGCGACCGAGGCATACGGTCTAACACTTTTGTAGGATACTTCTTACCATCAATCTCTGTAACACCCGATTCTAATAAAATTGGAGAGTGTAACCAATCATGTTCTATAACTTTATATTTAGGATCAGAATAGCTTTGAAAAAAATGATTTTTGAATAAAGGAATACCTATTTTAATTAATTTGTATATTTTTTTTGAGCCAGCCATTGGCATGATTCTTTGTCGAATAGAAACATCTGAAATTCTGTGTGATTCGTCGCAGTTATGTACAATAATTCCATTAGCAACATAATTATGATTGTCTTTTACAGTAATGTCATAAACATATTTATCTAAAATATTAGGCTTAATTTTTTTAATAGAAACTATTTGTCCTTTTACCATATAGAGTTCTCTAAATGATCATATTCAAATTTTCCCATTAATTTAATTACAACTTGAGGATATTGATTTTTTAAACGCTTCATAAACTCTTCGACTCTTATCGCAAATTTTGCAGCAACACCCCCAATCTACCGAAGATTTAGCATGTCCTTTAACCTCAATATATTTATTTAAAAGTTTAAAATCGGGTGTATAATAATGTATTTTATCATCAAGATTCACGGGGAAAGTGTCGAACTCATATTGATATTGTATATTTTTGCTTTTTAAAGATCTGCAAACATTGGCTTCCCACTCGGATCTAACATAATGACTTAAATCTTGACGAAATCCTCCGCGACAGTTAGAAAACATATTTGGATTTTTAATTTTACATTTTTAGTTTTTCTGAAGTGGATTTTAAACCTGAGTGTGTTTCTTTTGTTAACCCTTTTTGATAAGCGCTAAGCTCACCATTCGCCCACTTTTTCTTAAGTGCAATAGACGCATTAACAGAGGCTCTAGCTACCCCGGAAGAAGTTTCTTTGGTAAGCCCCTTGTTCCAAGAAATATAGCTTCTTTTTTGTTTTCTCGTTTTAACCATCTCGGCTGTTCTTACTAAATAAGGTTTATATGTTGAAGCCAAATGTAAATTTCCCGATATTTGTGCTAGATCAAGAATATCCTCTGTAGTAAGATCTTTTGCACAAACAAATCCCCTATTTTTAGTTAAAAGCTTATGATCTTCAGTACAAATTAAATACTTAGTTCTTTTACCCCGTGAATATTCAATTTTTAAAAGATTTCTATTTTCTCTTTTATTTTTACGGTATTCTTCAATTTCTTTCCATTCCAATTCCCCATTATTAATATTTTTTGATAAAACTTTAACAAATAATTTTTTTTCAACAATATCTTTAATAGGAATCAAACCATTATCCGTAAGAATTTTAGTAGTACCTTTCACACAAATAATTATCGAAAAATGAAAACCTTCTTGGAGACTAGTCTCCGCGGCAGACAACGCTAACATTGAAGATTGATTTTTAAAAACTAATCTTTCAGCGGTAGTATGGTCCCAATCAACTCTATCTTTAATTTTAGAATTCGATAATATTTTTTTTGTTTCAGTAATAATACGTGTTGCTTGATCAGCGCGTGGACCAAAAACACCAACTTCTAATCCAGCATTTTCTAAACAAAGTTTAATAACTCCAATACAAACAGAATAGGTCTTACCTTCACCTCTTGATCCAATTATTACATTATATCCTTGATTCAAATCTATAACTGCCTTAACGATTTCAACTTCATTAGAGTATAATTCAACTCCAAGAAATTCTGTGGCCCACATTCCAATATCATTGACTTGTGAAACAAGTTTAGACGCTGATTCTAGCATCTGTTGCCAAATTAATTTTTGAAGTTCACTATCTTTCATATAATTTGGTTCAGCATACCTGTTTCAATTAATTCATTTGGGCCAATAAAACGTCCCGCTTTACCGGTTAAATCAACACCTATAGATTTGTAGTCTTCTCCTATAAATTTAGTACAAGAATAAGCATTTGATAATTTAAATAATCCCAAGAAAACTTGACCTAAATCATACCAACAATTTAAATGAGAATTAGCCCAAGAAAGAATATTCTTTGTTTGATTTGGAGTAAGGGGTGGATTAAATCTCCAAACTTCAAGACAGGGGTCATTCCAATTAATTTGAGATGCCCGAGTTTTTGGCCATACTGCTTCTAATTGAGAATTTTTATCCCAATTAAGAAGGGAAACGTGGCTGTAGTAGGAAGTACTTTTGCCTTCTTTTCTAAATAATTGGATGATAGCGATTATACGATCTTTTAAAGAACTTTGAGGAGTTACTTTATAGAAAAGAAGATCGCCAGGAAGAGATTGATCCTTTATATTCATTAAATTTTCTAAACACAGAAATTAAAATAAATTAACAAACTTAAATATTTCGATAACAAAACTTTTCAAGACAATTATTTAATCTTCGAGAACATTGAATACAATAAGTAGCTAATGGAATATTTTTAGAAATATCTTTAAGATTACTATCAGTTAAATTAATATTTTGTTGTAAAGCTTTCCATATAAGACATTTGGGATTAAGTAGCATAAGGTCTCCAAAAACTAAACCATATTGCGCATTTCTTTTGGGATAAAGAGTTTACGTCAAACTGTTTATATGTAATTTTGATGATAATTCCTTGAGGAAGAGGATTGCTTTTCGTATTTGAATGGTCATCAGCAATATAATTTCCTCCAGTAAAATATAAAGTTTTACCGTACCATCCTAGCTGCACCCAATTTTCGTTTACATAATATCCTAACTCCACAATATCTAAAGAGTCGCCGCACTCGGTATCTTTAATATCTAACCGTATACCTTGCAATTGAATATAAGAATATGGAATTACCCATTCTGCGGTCAGATGATCTTTGTCAAAAACATGATAAATTCCTTCGCGAGTATCTACTAAATATGGATCTACTGCGGGAGGAGTTGCTACTAAAGGTAATCCATCAGCGCTTAATGGAAGAAGCGATTTATTAGAGGAAGATTTATAATTTGTTTCAAAATCTAGCGCCTCAGCTTCATTATTCTTCTTTAAAGTTAATTGCCAAATAAAAGGAGAATCTCCCGCATAAATTTCATAACGATCAATATATTCCACATATTGCGGGACGAGCTTTTTTAAATTAATTATCTCAGATTTAAATGCTACCCAAGAATCTATGGGTATAATATTCATAGTTCCGCCCACATAAATGTTAAAGATGAAAGTCGATTATTACTTCCCGGATTCCCTGTTAACAAAATTGAGTGACCTGGAGCGATTGCTATTGAAAAATCTTCGGTAATTAAATTAGAAGCGTTTGAATTATTTTGGCTTACATCTATGGAGATTAATTTAGTTCCAGGAGAAGATACTGTAGGTAGAGTTGTAGTGAGCATAGAAGAAGTTCTGCTAGAACCTACATACATATTGACAGGAAGTTGAGAAGCTCCATAATTTGAAACTGTGGGATTAGAAAACATTCGAAACGCTCCTAATACATTAGTAACCTCAACATTTACTGAAACTCTATATATCCAACCAATCTTATTACTTCCAGAAGGATTGCGAAGTAAAAATAAAGGATTATCTACACCGGAGTATGTCATATTTAATTCGGTGGCGACTGAATAAACTCGCCCACAACTAACCCAAAGAGATAAATTTTCCTTTGACGGAAGGATTGTCGCAAGAGAATTGAAAAGAGTTGAAGCCATATTAATACACCACTAAAATTTCGTAAGGACAAGAAGATTCCGCGGCCTTAATTATCAAAGAAGTTAATCTAACTTCTATGCTAATAGAACTAGTTGGAGTAACAGTTTTAAAATTTTCGCCCCCATCAAAGCTAACTAACATATTTTCAGTACCTAAATTATCAATTATTAAATCTGAACTTAATCCTGGAAATGTTATAGTAGTTGGTTCTGTAGTGGCTGTCCCATTAACATGTTTAACTTTACGCAAACCACAAATTGTCGATATTACTGCAGGGGCATTTGCATTACTTTTATAATTTGTTTCAAAATTTAAACAATTAGCTGTTTCTGCAGTATTCGCACCAATAACACCCTCGGTACTCCTAAGAATTGTAGATTCCCAGGAAATATCACCTTCTGCTGCAAATAATTCATATTTATTTGCATATTCAGTATATTGCAGTGAGAGATTTTTGGCAGCAACAATATTTATTAATGTAGTATAATCTAGTGAAATAGTTTTCATATTTAAACTTCTACCCACATTAGATAGAGTACCAATGTTCTATTATTAGAACCAGGATCACCCGTAACAAGTAAAGAGTGATTTGAGTTTATAATAAATGAAAAATCATTAAAATACTCAATAGTTTGAGTATTTTGTCCAAAAACAGCTGCAGAAATTTCAGTACCGTTGGCAGTTACTGTAGGAATAGTTGTACATAGTAATGAAGTGGCGGGAGAGGGGCTACCTCCAATATTTAAATTAATTGGAGTTAACGCTCCTCCATTAGATGTAACCGTGGGGTCATAAAACATTTTAATAGTAGCTAACTGATTAGTTACAGGAATTCCAAAAGCTAACCTATAAAAAAACATCTTCTTTGTATTAGCTAAGGGATTTCTAATATAAATTAAAGGATTATCCACTCCAGCCGTTGCCATATTAATGGTCTGAGAAGTTGCATAGCCCTGACCATTAGCTATTAATGAAGATAAGTTTGAAGTTGTAGGATTACCTGAAGCAACAGGTACAAAGTGTACATCTAGCGCGCGAATATCTCCACTTACTGTAGAAGTGAGTGTATTTCCAACACCATCCTTTATATTAGCCGTGAGCGCTCCGCCACTGTTAATGGAGAGTCGATTACCTGTAGTTTCGTCTAATAAACTTACATCTTGGGCAAACTCGTTGCCCGGCTTATCAGCCATGACCTACTCCTACTGTTGCATGTTGAATGTTGAATGCACATCATACTTGGGGGCGCCCGGGTTATAACTAGTCTTTATTATTTTAATCTTTCCACCAGATGCAACTGCGTAGCCTTCACATGGTACGGTCACAATAGGGCTAGCTTCACTTGTTATAGCCATCCAATGTGAAGTATATCCTGAACTACCAGTTGGATCAATCTGAATTAAGAAAGTAGCATAAACAGTAGCGGCACATACTATGCTTAATAGACTTGTATCTGCCCCACAAGTATAAATATAATCGGTAGGCCCATCAGCCGCATTAATGGTGTTTACCTTATAGTCAGAAATATCTGTACCGCTACCCCCTATAGCTGCAAGAATTTGTCTGAGTAGCTTGTTTGTAGAGCCACTAGATGGGCCGGATGTATCACCAATGCGGTCCTTAATATCAGATAGATTACCCCCTTCTTTAGCTGGGTCTATTCTGGTGATATCATCAGAATTTATAACCCCGACAGCTACATCCCCATAATCTAAATTTCTAACGCCCTGTTTACCATATATATCTGCCATATGTCATTCCCCTACTGCTGCATATTTAGCGTAGAGTGCATGTCATACGCTGTCACAGGAGGATTATAATTAGTCTTAACTATATGAACCTTCCCACCGGTTGGAATAGCATATCCTCCACAATCCACTACTACAGTAGGGCTGGACTCGCTCGTTATGGCCATCCAATGAGTAACCCAGGAGGTACCGCCTAAAGGATCAATTTGAATAAGAAAGGTTCCGTATACTGTTGCTGAACAAACCACAGAAAGAAGTTGAGTAGCTGATGACATAGCGGCTGTAGTGTATGTGGATGTGCCCCCATTACCTGCAGTAGAATCAGCCGAATAGAGGGCTATATCAGTACCTCCACCTCCAACCGCAGCTAGAATACTTGTTAGCAGTCCATTAGTAGAACCGGCGTCGGGTGATGTCAACGCGCCTACCCTATTTTTAACATCTAAAAGATTACCTGCTTCCTTGGCAGGATCAATCTTAACATTGGAGCTGTCAAGGATACCAGAAACTACATCGCCCAGGTCCAATGTACGTATACCCTGCTTACCATATTCATCAGCCATATTTACTCCTTAAATATTTCTCAAATTTGCTACTTCTTTTTCAAGAGATGTAATTTGCTCCTGTGTTAGTTTCATCGCTTCACCTAGACTTGTTTTTTCATCTTCGATTTCCACCTGGCGTAACGACTGTCTTTGCAGAAACAAGCGTTTCTCAGAAAGCTCAAGCTCCTTTCTTTTCAAAACCACAATAGGATTTATTTTTCTATCAGCCATTAGATGATTCTACTTTCTAGGTTAGTATAAAAGTCAACAGTTTTACCACTATAATAGTGCTTTACCTTAATGGTCACCACATCTGGCCCAACTACCTTTGGTCCCACCTTGTAGATGACTGTCTCAGACAAACGAGATGGAGAGGTACGAACGCCTCCTATTTGGGCCGAAGTTTTTTCCAATGACCATTCTGCGTCGGCGTCACCCCACACAGTAAATCCTAATACACATAGAGTTTCTCCTGCTAAAATAGACTTAGTAATTATTGTGGACCAAGATCCATCTATAGTAGATGTAGCTCCAAATTGATTATAAGTATTATATATAGGAGAAACAGTTGTAACATAAAGTGAGCCACTTGAATCAAAAGAAAGTGGTTGAGCATTTCCTGCGGGAGATTTACCTAATATAAGAAATCCTCTATAATTATCAGAGGTTCCCGAATAAGGAGGAAAACTTATAGAGTCGCCTATTTGAATTACATCTGTACGTATCCCACTGTCGTTATCTTGTATTTCAACAGCTCCTAATTTTATATCAGACGGAGCTAATACAATGCCAGTACCAATAACGATATTTCCGTTATTATCGATGTTTATTGGGATTAAAGCTCCATCTGACCTTCTTCCATATAAGACAGTGAGAGCTTTATCCCGTGAATCTATCTCATCGATATTAACGTAGGAAGGCTTAAGATTATACGCCATAAGAATTTAAGCCTTTGGCTTTAAATTTTCCTGTTTTTGAATTTGAATTAAGTCGTTAAGTTGCTTAATTGCCCCTTGAAGCTCCAACGCTTCTTGAAGTAACTGCTGCTTTTCGTTTTCAATATCTGTCAAACGGTTCTTAAGCTGATTATAACGATCTACTTTAATCTTTACAAGACTATTAAGATCCATAATTATTTCGCCCCTTTAATCTCTAAATATATTTTTCCAGAAGCAATAACTCCAATTTCATCTTGTAGCTTATTTTTTTCCTGCTCAATTTTTACTCTTTCTTTTTCAAGATCTTCTATTTCTTTTCGTGTATAACCCTTTTCTATATTTTCTCTAAGATCATGTATTTCTTTAATTAATGTATCAGCTTTTGATTGGTGTTCAGGAAGTAATTTAGATTTTTGTAAAGCTTCCTGCCGCTCTTTTTCGAGTTTACCTATAGCATCTTGAAATTTTTCAATTATTTCTGGAGCTGGATCAGGATTACGAACGAGATAGTCAGAAAAATAAGAATCTACGTGATTAATTCGCTGTTGAATCGCAGCCTCATACTCATACCCAGGTAAACTCTTAAACATTTCCCAGAGCTGGTCCTCTTTTTCCTCGGTCTGATTGATTAGATTATAAATTTGTTGTCGAACTTTATTAGTTTTATCAACAATTTCTTTCTCTTTCAACATCACTTCTCTAAGTTTTTTAGAAGTAGCTGCAGTAGTCGCAGGGTCTCTTTCTTCACTCAATTGAACCTTTGCAGTAGAGAGAGGAGCATACTTGTAAAAGAGTTGAATTAAAGCCTGTTTAAATCCTTCAGGGTCTACATAAACTCTCCGATACTCTCGTTTACCTCGCTGAAATTCCTCTTCTAACTTTGAGAGTTGATCTTGTAATTTTTCTTTTTTTTCAACTAGATCGGTAACAGCTCGATCATTTTTATCAACTTCGGCTCTTTTAATATCATCGTTTAATGACATTATATCAGAGCCTATCTGCTTCATTTTTTTAGCAATTTCATTCTTACCCTCAGCTAGTTTTTTGTATGCTTCTTCACTTCTTTTTCTTTTTTCGTCAAGTTCTTGTACTTCTACTTTTAACCCCGGAAATTTTAGGTCTTCTGTCGGCCCTACCTTAAAAGGTTCGCCTAGTTTTTTATAAACTTCTTTCATCCACGTATTTGGTAATCCCTTCGGCCAAGTTATCCATTGAGCTAAAGCTGCCTTAACCTCAATATTTGAAAGAGGTCGAAAGAAAGTTTCTAACTCTACTTCTCCATGTTCTGGAGCACCCTCTTCTGGCTCTATTACTTCCTCTTCTTCTTCCAATTTTTCAGGAGTGACTCTTTCTTCTAAAATTTCAGAAGGAGGTGTTATCTCAAAAGGAGAAAGAACACCTTTAGCTTTTTCAATATTATACTGTACTTCTCGATGTTTTTCAGCGGCCCACTCTTCAGGTCGCATAAAATGAGAAATTAATTCACCCTCGGATCCAATTTCTTCTTCACACCCTTTTAAAAATACTTCATTAATATTTGAAGGTTTTGCTAAATCTACTTTAGTTGTATCATTTTCAACATATTTTTTTGCAACAACTCCTTTTATAGTTTTCCCTTCTGTTCTATAAATAACAGTATCTCCCTCTTTAATATCTTCAATTTTTAGGCGAGATTTAATATTAAGAGAAGATTTCATAAAAGGAAGAGTCTTACTAGGCACCTTTTCCAGAGTTTCCATAGGAGAGCCAATCTCTCCTGGACTAATCGACTCCGGCATCTTCTTTTCTTCTAATTCTTCTAATGAAATAGTGGAGGGGCTTTTTTCTTTTTCTTCTACAGGCGATTCCTTCCCCTCCTTAGGTTCAGGAAGTTTTTCCGTTTTACCCTTTGTTGGCTCGCCTGCTAAATTTTTCTGCTCTTCTTGATATTTTAATAAATCCTCTAGAGTATCAAAAAAGAGGTTCTGAAGAACTGCTTTTGCTGTCTTAATCCATTTTCCGGTATCTTTGTCGTAAAGTAATCCGTAATCTACAAAGGTAGGAGTCAAACTAGAACAAATTACATCAAATTGCTCGGGAGAAATATTTTTACGCACTATTCTAATACACTCCCCCTCATATTGAGATGTAAGATCATTAAAGTCGTTACGTTCAATTTGTACGACATTTCGAACAATATTTCCTTCTTTAGTTAAAGTTTTTTTCCAATAACTAACCACATAATTATGTAAACCACAATGCTCCTTAGTAGTTGTATGATAAACTATTTCAGGTT